AAAGACCTTGGAGACTTCGGACTTCAGGTAGCTTTATACTGTAACAGCCTCAAAATGGGTATTTCAGCTGTTAAAGGTATTCAACCAGAAGGTATTGAAAATCTTGAAAGCCTTGCCTCGGTTGGACAAATATTTTCTCAGTTACAATCAACTGTAGAACCAGCAGGTTTACTTCAGACATTGCTTGGTGAAAAAGATTTATCAACTTTCGGTACTCAAGTATCCTGGTTTATCAATCAGATACAAATGGCGATAAGCAGTATTCCAGAAGATTTTGATGTTAACATAGATACCGTTCAGAAGATAGTCACTGTTGGTAATATGTTAGCAGAGCTTCAGAAAGCTTTACCAGAAGATACATTCTTTGATAGCAAAATGAATCTTAGCCAGTTCGGAACTAAGATTGTTTCTTTCGGAATAGCTATGAGTGATTTTTCAGCGTCTGTTGCCGATATAGATGCTGGTAATATTAGCAAGGTTGTAACGATTGGAAAACGTCTATCAACTCTTATGGACAGCTTGAAAAATATTGATATTTCTGGACTCAGTAAATTTAAGTCAATAAAAGATATCGGATCGGCTCTTAACGATTTTGCGTCAAGTATTACGTTTGACACTGGCGCTATATCTTCAGCTGTTTCATCAGCTAATAAACTTAAGAGTTTCATAAATGGACTTAAAGACCTTGACACTTCAGGAATTTCTAAATTCCAATCAGCAATATCCAAACTTGGACAAACTGATATTTCATCGGCGGCATCATCTTTATCTAAAGGTGCCGGACAGATGGCTAAAGTTGGTTCTTCAATGACTAAATCGTTAACCAGCGGACTTAAATCAGGTTCTGGTGCAGCTGGTTCTGCTGCCAGTTCTTTAGTAAAAAATATGAGCTCAAAATTGTCTGGATCTGCAGGTCAGTTTAGTTCTGCCGGTACAAAGTTGATTGCTGCTTTCATTAAGGCTATAAACGCTAAGAAAGGTATGGCTTCGGCCGCAGCTAGAGCAGTTGCTTCTGGTGCTGCATCGGCCATGGGTGGAAGTTCAGGCCGAGGTTATAGTTACGGTAGTATGTTGGGTCAAGGATATGTCAATGGCGTTCGAGCTAAAGTAGTGTCTGCATATGCTGCCGGTTACGCAGTTGGTGCTGCCGGTGCTAGAGGTATTGCTGCAGGTCAGAATTCTAATTCCCCATCAAGATTAGCATATAAGTGGGGTGTATACCTTGGTGAAGGATACGTCAATGGTGCTCAGACAATGGTTAAATCCGCCGGTAGAGTCGGATATAAAATGGGTGAAACTGCAACCCAATCATTAGCAGATTCTTCTCAGAAGTTGGCAAAAATGGTTGATATGAGTTTCGATTCATCTCCAACAATAAGACCTGTTGTTGACATGACAGATATAAAGAAACAATCAAGTTCCATAAGTGCATTGTTTAGCGACCCTCTAATGTCTTCAACTGGAAATATTAGAGCTATTCGTACCGTAGTAGATAACCGTCAAAATGGAAATGATGATATAGTTTCTTCTATTAATAAACTTCGTAAAGACCTCGGAAATGTTGGAAATACTTATAATAGTATAAACGGTATTACGTATGATAACGGTAGCGAGATATCTGAAGCAGTAGGTACACTCGTTAGGGCAGCTCGTATAGAAAGGAGGCGATAACTATGTCCGCACCAAAAATAGATAAAATCGGTATACAGAATGATTCTAAAACTATGTTTTGTACTTGGAAATGGGGTAAGAAACATACAAAAGAATATAAAGTTATTTGGTATTATTCGACCGGTGACGGAGTTAAATTTATCGGCTCTGAGACAACCGAAACACATAAGCAATCGACATATTCAATACCAGATAATGCTAAGACAATATCTGTTAAAGTTAAACCTATATCTACAAAACATAAAGTTAAAAAGGGTAAAAAGACTAAAGAAGTATCCTATTGGAATGCTAATTGGTCATCCGAAAAAACATACGTATTAAATAAACATATGGAGCCGGATAAGCCTTCGGCTCCAACTGTAACCGTAGACAAATTTAGACTTACTGCATCTTGCGAAAATTTGTCTGATGATCCGAACAATAAGCCGACATCAATTATATTTAGAGTTGTTAGAAATAACTCAAGTTCGGCATTCGCTACAAATTGGGCAAAGGTTGCAAACCGATCAGCATCCTGCTCATGGAATATTTCAGCAGGAGCTAAATACAAAGTACAATGTAGAGCATATAGATCAAATTTATATAGTGATTGGTCTGATTTTTCAGCAGAGGTTGAGACAATACCTGCTGTGCCAAAAGATATCACTAGTTGTCGAGCTCGTTCTTCCACAGAGATAGAAGTTAAATGGTCTGCAGTAAGTAATGCAACCTCGTATGAGGTACAGTATACTACTAAACGAGAATATTTTAACACTAATCCAGATGGGGTTTCCACAAAAACGATAGAAAGCGGAACAACAGCAATTGTTTCTGGACTTGATGAAGGCGGCGAATATTTCTTTAGAGTAAGGGCTAAGAATTCACAGGGTGAGTCGGGATGGACTGGAATAAAATCTTGCAAAGTTGGTAAAAAACCAGCGGCTCCTACTACATGGTCGTCAGCATCTAAAGCTATGACTACAGATCAAATAACATTGTACTGGGTTAATAATTCGCAAGATGGTTCAAAAGCAACCAAATCTGAAATTTATATTTATAAGGATGGAGCACTTCATTCAACGCCAGTCGTCGTTCATAGTTACAACGGTGAAACAGAGGATGAAGAGGAAGAAAAAACGCATTCTTATGTATTAGACAGTACTATATTAGGCGACGGAGCTATAATCAAATGGAAAGTTCGAACAATGGGAGTAATTACCGAATGGAGTGATTTCTCGGTTGAACGAACGATTGACGTATATGCTCCGCCAACATTAGAATTATCGTTATCTGATAAAGAGGGAAACGCACTTGAAACTATCAGTCATTTTCCATTATATATTAAAGGTGTTGCTGGCCCAGTAAATCAAGCTCCAATAGGATATCATATTTCTATCGTGTCTCTTATGGATTATGAATATGAGGATCAAGTCGGAGAAACTCGGCAAGTGTTAGACGGTCAAGAAGTATATTCTAAATACTTTGACATAGGTACTGATTTACTTCTTGAATTAAATGCCAACCATGTCGATTTGGAAAATGGTGTTAATTATTCAATAATTGGCACTGTAACTATGAATTCAGGTTTAACCGCAAAATCAGAAATACAATTTAATGTTGATTGGATTGATGAGTCATATTATATAGATGCCGAAATATTTTATGATGATAGCACATATTCTTGTATTGTTAAACCTTACGCATATACTCTTCCGGAGGACTACGATCCGGATACATCAACTGTAGAACCAGAAGAAACGATTGTTGACGGCGTTACATTAAATTTATATCGAAGGGATTCTAACGGTGAATTTATTGAGATCGCAACAGGTATTGAAAATACAAAAAATACTTATATTACTGATCCACACCCGGCTTTGGATTATGCTAGATATAGAGTTGTAGCAATTTCAAAAAATACCGGTGCAGTTAGTTTCGAAGATGTTCCGGCATATCCAATTGATGAAACATCAGTTATAATTCAATGGGATGAAAAATGGGAAAATTTAATAACATCAGAAGAAGAACCAGATGTATTTCCAGATGAAAATGATTGGACCGGTTCACGAGTAATTCTTAAATACAACATTGATGTTGCTGATAAAAATTCGATTGATGTATCGTTAATAGAATACGTTGGTAGAAAAAGGCCTGTTAGTTATTATGGAACACAACTTGGTGAATCGTCATCATGGAAAGTTGATATACCAAAAGATGATGAGGAAACACTATATGCATTACGTCGACTGGCTATTTATACTGGCGATGTATATGTAAGGGAACCATCAGGAACCGGTTATTGGGCATCCATTTCTGTATCAATGAATATTAATCATTGTCAGTTAACAATACCTGTAACATTAGATATTACGAGAGTGGAAGGAGGTATGTAATATGCCTGATTGGACTAAAAGTATGCAGCGTACTTACGAATATTACATAGTCGATCCTGTAAGCTGGACTGATGAAACGCAAATTAAAACGATAACAAAAAGTAAAATAGAACGTGACGAATCTTCAGATACGCTCGGATCAGCCTCAATCGAGGCTACCGAGTCTATCGGGGAATGCTATATTCGTATATACTTGATAACAATTCAAAATGGAATTAAAGAAAAGTTTCCATTAGGTACATTTCTTGTTCAAACGCCATCTGTTGATTACAATGGCCGGGTTAAGAAGATTGTTATGGATGCTTATACTCCATTAATCGAATTGAAGGAAAATCCTCCTCCATTAGGATATTCTGTTATGAAAGATACAAATATTATGGACACGGCATATAATCTGTGCTGGACTAATATGAGAGGACCAGTTGTAAAAACATCAAGTGACGATAAACTTTACAGTGATTTTGTAGCTAATACCGACGATACATGGTTAACATATATTCAGGATCTAGTAGCAAATGCTAAATACGATTTAGGACTTGATGAGTATTCACGAGTTATATTTTTACCATATCAGGATATTGAATCATTACAACCAGTATTCCAATATGACGATGATAATAGCTCAATTTTATATTCTGACATAAGTCTAGAACAGGATTTATATGGAGTGCCAACGACCGTAGAAGTAATTTACACGGGTTCTAATAATAGTACAAATTATTACGCAAAGGCGGTTAACGATGATCCAAATAGTCCAACATCTACGATTTCTAGAGGCAGAGAAATCATTTATAGAGATACAGATCCTAATATTTCAGGTGTTCCGACAACAGCAATGTTACAAGAGTATGCTGAAAGATTGCTAAAAAAGGTATCCTCAGTTGAATGCACAATAAGTTACACGCATGGTTATAACGGTGTTCGTGTTGGTGATTGTGTCCGTATGAATTACACAAGAGCTGGGATAACTGATATTAAAGCTAAAGTAACGAAACAAACAATAGAATGTAATACAGCGGGTAAAGTTACTGAGACCGCAGTATTCACTAAACGACTATGGGAGGGGTGATACTATATGGCTCTGTCTAATAATTTAATAAGTCAATTTGTAAATGTTGTCGGAGTTGATAGTAAAGCGAATCTCAAAGGTAACGGTCCGCTTTATGGAACGATCGTAGGTCAAGGCGGATCAATGTATGTTAAACTCGATGGGTCTGATGTTCTTACACCGACTATAACGACTGTCGAATACACCGAAGGTGAACGAGTATTAGTCAACATTCTTAAACATACAGCAACAGTTATTGGCAACGTTTCTTCGCCAGCGGTAAACGGTGGAACTGTTAAAAAAGTTGAAGACAAAGTAGATACTGTAATTGCTGACAATGCTATCATTAGAGATAAGATAACAGCGAGTGAAGCTGAAATATCAGCCATTAAAGCAGACAATGTGTCCATAAATGGTAAACTCGAGGCCACGAATGCTGACATAAAAAATCTTAAAGCTACGGTGATAACAGCTGACCAAGCGGATTTAAAGTATGCTACTATTGAAAACTTAAATGTTGTAAATGAAACAGTACGAAATCTTCAAGGTGATTATGGTTCGTTCAAAGAACTAACAGCTTCTAAATTTGCTGCTGTCGAAGGCAATATAGATAATCTTACGTCGGCAAATGTGACGATTACTGGCCGATTAGATGCTAATGAAGCAAGTATCAATACACTTGAAGCAAATACTGCAAAGATAACTGATCTTGATGCAGTGAACGCTAATATTAAAAATCTCACAGCAAATAAAGCAGATATTGATCTGGGTAATGTAAACAATGCATGGATTCAAAATGGAATTATTAAAGATGGTTCTATAGGAACAGCGACAATTGCAGATGGTGCAATCACGAATGCTCAGATAGCGGACGCAACGATCGAAGCAGCAAAAATCAAATCTATTAACGCAGATACGATCACCGCCGGAACAATTAAGACTGACCGGCTGATCATCACCGGTCCGGATGGTGAGGATTCGATCGTAAAAGTTATTAACGAAGCTAATGGTATATCGTCGTCCGAAGCCAATAGCACAAAGATTCAAGCTGCGTCTATTGATGTAGTCGATTTATCGGCATTTCAAGCGACCATCGCCGGATTTACATTAAGCCAGAATTCTATTCGAGACGGTAAGACTTCCATAAAAGATCCAAATAGTGGCATTTATATTTCTACCACTGGCATTGGAATTGGCAATGGTAATCTTACAGGTAAGAACGAATCTCCTATACAGATGTATGCAGATGGGGCTTTTCGACTTATTGGTCGTAACGGGAAAATCGATTTTAATGCTGTAACTGGTAGTTTAGATCTAGAAGTATCGAGTCTTAAGATAGGTTCTAAAACAGCAGCAACCACTGACGATATTAATGATTTACGAATTGATGCCACTTCATCATTAATAGTTACGTCGTCAAAGGGTACTTGGTTTCGGGACACGAACACTACTACAATAATGACTGTAGAAATTCGTCATAGCGGATATTCCATAACTGACGCAACTTTAATGCATAACGTATTTGGCGAAAAAGCTTTTCTAAGATGGAGTTATAGAAAGAACGGTGATACAGAATACACAGCAATTGCTACAGATGATCCAAGAATAAGCAATAATGGTTTCACGTTTACTCATACCCCAGTTAATGGAGATAGTAATTACGATTTTACATGTGAACTTATAGATACCGATGAATAAGTAATGATTCTTGATGAAAAAAATATGGATCAAAGTTTATTAGATTATAATTTAGGAGGTGAAGTAGATGGCTTATGATAAACGGAACTTTAAAAGCGGAACTAAATTATATGCTAAACAGTTAAATGCAATGGACGACAAACTGGCAGATAACGAAGATCGTCTTGACGCATATGTACAAGCCATCAACAATATTATTGACAAAGCGAATACTTCATCACGAATGTATGGTAAAGATGAGACTACATATTATGATTTTCCAACGAGCGATAAACTGATAATAACAGTAGCATCAGCATAAAAGGAGGTCTAAAAATGAAAACCATATGTAAAGGTATCATATCGTTACTTTATGCTAACGAATTGGATACCATAACCAGATATTATAAACTTCAGGCCTCCTCAGAGGCAGCCCCGTCAAAACCAACGGATGGGGTTGATATTCCAGACGGGTGGTCTGCCACAGAACCAGAATACACGGCTGGATCAGATATGATTTTATATTTTGTAGATCAGATTAAAATGTCTAAAGGCGATATAAAGTATTCTGAAATCTCTAAGTCTAGTAGCTATTTGGCGGCTAAAGCCGCTTACGAATTGGCGAATAGTCATGAGACACGAATAGCTAATGCTGAAACAAACATCGAATCTAACGCTACAAAAATTAAATTAAAAGCTTCTCAGGTTGAAGTTACGAATCTTACAGATACTATGAACGCATACATAGAGAAAGATACTGTGTTCACTCAAACGATTGACGGTTGGCGAATGGATTGGACTAAAATACTTAAAACCGATGAAGCTGATGTTGAAAATCATCAAGATTATATCACATTTCAAAATGGAGATATTATTTTAGGTGAATCTAAAAGCGATCTCAAATTAAAAATTGCTAATGATTCGATTCAATTTAAAGGAACGACTGAAACTGAAATAGCTCCAGATAACGACACCACTGCATGGATAACTGGCAAACAATTTAATATTAATAGAGGGGAAATTCACGAATACTTACGAGTAGGTAATTTAATATTAATGCCAAAAGAAAATGGTAACTTTACAATTGATATTATTTAAGGAGGTGTTTTTATGGCTTATACACCAGGTATGACCGTTTACACAGCAGGCACCGTAGAAATTCCGGGTATGGGTTCGGACTACACAATAAAATGGGAATTTATATGCAACGGCAAAACGTCTCAAGGCACTATAGCGACGCATCAATCAGCGGAGATTTATAAATGGTCGCCTCCAAATAGAACATTTTTACCGCTATTTGGAAATCAAGTAAAAGGTGAATTGCATGTGTATGTATATCCAAACGGATCTTCAACTATGGGATTCGGTGATTACACATATACTCTGGTTCTTGATCCTACTATAGCACCAAAAATTGGACATGTTACATCAAAATTAACCGGAAAGATATATAATAATAAAGCGATTAGTCTTTATACAACAATTGGTTTATCGATTGAAGTTGCTAAAGTGGTAGAGGCTGCTCAAACCGTGACAATAAGCGACGATCGTGTCTCATATCAGGTTAATATCGAAGAAGGAGAGGGGTATACTGAAATAATACAGACGTTCTCAACATATACGGTTCCTGACGATGCAACTAATGATTATATAGATGTCAATTTTTCCATATCTGCCGTCGATTCCAGGGGTCGAAAAGCAACAAGAACATTTACTGAACGAATATATAAATATAGCAAACCAACATGCAAAATTAAAGCCTTTCGTAATGATGACAATACTAGAATCTCAGTCAGTTATGAACCATCATGTCAAACTACTGTTGCAGGTAAAGCCAATAGCATAACCAAAATAATTGGGTATATTGACCAAGGAGATGGAAGTACCCATCAGATATTAGATCTAACAAACTTGACGTCCCCTCAAATACTTCCAGGTACGGTAATACCTGGTGAATCTTATATGGTTCGAGTGACTGTTGTCGATTCTGTTGAAATAAGTAGTATTGCTGAAACTATATCACAAGGTGATGCCCCGGTAGTGGAAATAGGACGAGACGGAAAAACGATAACGTTCTTTGGTTCATCACCGGAATCTGCCGACGAAAACTCAGTTCAGATCGGTAAACAATTATCAGGAAGAGTTATATTTGGACCAAATAATATTAAGTTCAATTATAATAAGGTTGAAATGTTTCATCTTGGATATGATACTTTTACAGATGACACAGGAACTCATACTGTTAGAACATTTAAATTTGGCGATGAAAATGTAGTCAAAGGCACGTTATCTTCAGCATTTGGCTCGGGCAACCATATTACCAGTGATTGTAGTATCGCTCTAGGTACTAGCAATATGGTTAGTGGTGTTGATTCAGCAGCAATCGGCTTGGGTTTAAAAGTATCTGGAAAAGATCAAACTGTCGTCGGACAATATAATATTGAAGACACGACAAATAAATATTCGTTTATTGTCGGTATTGGAGCTCATGATACAGCTCGATCCAATGCTTTAGCAGTTAGCAAACTTGGTGACGTTGAAATAAACGGCAAGAGTGTTAATAATCCTTTTATGGGAGAAGTTTTTCATCATTACGATAATGCAGAAATTACGCTTACTGCAGACAAGAAACGTATTAATATACCAGCATTCACATACGGTTATGGTGGATCGTTATCTGATTTATACACCAAATCAGATAATTTTAAAATAACTGTAAGAAAAAATGGCGTTTATGCTATTATAGCTAGAGTTGCTTTCAGACCATATTCAGCAGGTGGACGAGCTGAGTTTGCATTACATAAAAATGACAAACGAATTTCTATGTATGCATCGTCCATGTGGTGTCCAAAAGCTGACACCAGAGTAAGACTTGTACCGGTTATATTACCATTAAGTGATGGTGATTCGATTTCGTTCCAGGGACAAATGACAGACGCTGATGTTGGCTACATGAAGATCTTTGATATTATGATGTATGCTCTCGATTATGAGGGTAAGTATAGATAAGGAAAGGAGTTTAATATGGATGGATATGGGAAATGTCATAGTTGTGCGAGATTTGGAACTGATGAATATCCTACATCGTCAAAATGTTTGGCATTTGATGAAAGACCAAATTTTAAACCGAAAATAAAAAAGAAAAAATTTCTTCTTTAGATTAATTTGTAAACATGATTATGAATACTCTAATCAGCACAAGATCAACGGTGGTATGGAAAAACGAATTCGTTATGTCTGTAAGAAATGTGGCCAAGAAAAAATATTAACTATTTAGAAAGGAGAATCTTATTATGATCGATTTTACAACTTTAACAAACCATTTTGTACTCGTAGTTTTAGTAGCTTGTTTAGTAGTTGGCTACATTATTAAACATGCAACATTCCTGAAAAAGATTCCGAATGATGATATCCCAGTGATCTTAGCAGTTGTTGGAGCTGTTTTGAATGCTGTAGTATCAGGCCCTTCAGTTGAGTCTATTGTATATGGAGCGGTAATGGGCTTAGCATCTACCGGACTTCATCAGGCATTCGGTGCTTTTGTAGAAGGGAAGTCTTCTTAGGAGGAATAAAATATGGTATTATCTCAGGGAATTGTGATTGACACTGAGCAGATTATTTATATTTGCACACTTGTAGCAGCAGTATGGGCGGTTTATAAGATCTATAAAGAGATCAAGAAACCGAACGATGACATACGAACAATGGTTAAAAATCATGATGAAAAACTGAAAACTGAGGACGCACGTCTTAAGGAGCAGGAAGAGACTAATCGTATGATTCTTCAATGTATGCTTGACTTAATTAATCATGAAATAACTGGAAACGGCATTGATAAGCTCAAAGAAAGACGAGACAGTTTGCAGGAGTTTTTGATTAATAAGTAGGTCGCGTTGTTTACATAGTGTATAATGAAAGAAACTATCGTTTTAATTATAAGAAGGTAGAACTATGAAAACTGCAATTATTACCACAATAACAGATTTATTTAACTGGGAAATGAGAACTGACGTTGAAGTTCAATTTGCTTGTTATGTAGATGGAGTTGATGGCGAAAAAGTAGTAAAACTTCACTATGTAGACAAAGAAGACGAATAGGCATAAAGACTTGGCTCTGTATATTTGCAGGGCCTTTTCTTTTTCGCGTAAAATACATGTTATATAATGAAAGAATAAACTTTACACATATTTAGGAGGTAGAACTATGAAAAGAACTATTATGACAATTATTGTAACTTTAACATTATTAAATTGTGTTGCGTGTGGTGTAGCATGTCATGCAATAGTGAAAAAGAATAATCGAATCAATAATGAAAAAATCGAACAGGTTAAAGTTAAGAACGTCGAATCACTTGTTGAACGAGATAAACTCGAGCAGGAATTGAAAGACGAAATTAACGAATTAAATGACGATATTTACAATATTATTAATGATAAAGATTATGAAGTAACTATTACGCATGACGGTACAACCTATACATACACACATAAAAATGATAAAACAAAATTGGGTAAATTATTAAAATTATCGAAAGATAGTGTAAGTCAAATTTCAGATTAGAGTCTTCGGACTCTTTTCTTTTTCGCATAAAATACATTTCCTATAATGAAAGGAGTGATATTTTATGGCAAATAAAATTATAGCTGAATATGTACATTGGAGAGATACATGTGATGTTAAGGAATTTGTTATCATGTGGAGTGATCATACTTGGGAAACTATACGTTGCCCGTTTACTGATTACTGGATTGGTAAAAAATCTTACAAACAGTACATGGAACTCAATAAAGTAGTAAGTAGAAAAATGAGTAAAGAAGATGCTATGAAATTCATCAACGAAAAGTTTGAGAGCTTTAGGTAAAACTAAGGCTCTTCTTTTTCTTTTCGCGAAAATTACAAGTCCTTTAATGAGAACATAATAATACATATTTAATTTAAAGGAGGATTTAACTATGATGACAAACAATTATGCAAACGAACTGATGGAATTAACAATCGGAATGAATCAGTCTATTGACGAATTCAAAGATTACTGTTTTACACAGTTTGATGTCAAGGATGTTTTAACCCTTGATCCAGAACTTTTGGTGTTATTGCAGAAATCAATGAAGTTCATGAAGACTGCTCAGGATTATAGTGTTACCACAGCAAAACTTATGCAGCAGTTTGACAGACAGTTATACGACATCAACAAAAAATTAGATACATTATTATCTGAATAGCGATTAGGGCTTCGGCCCTTTTCGTTTTAATTTTCAAAAACAAAATCGAAATTTTCCCCGGGTGGAATTTTCGTAAAAACAAAAGGAGGTTTTTATTATGAAAATGTTTCTCGTTGTATTTGTCTTAGGATTATTGATTGGTATTCTTATTGGTTATGTTATTCGTAAAAAAGGAACTGCTGTAGGTCGTTTCTATTTAAAACCGTATGATGAAGATGATACCGGATTCTATAATGTATTCGTAGATATCATCCCGAATCAAGATCTATTACATAAGAATTATATTCTATTAAAGAAGGAGGATATGAATCAAGATTTAATAGATTCGCTAAAAAAACATGGACTATAATGGAACCATTAACATATTTTTTAAGGAGGTATATTTATGAGAAACCAAATTATGTTACATGATGAGATTGAATCTGAATTAAAGAATTTAGGCAGTATGGACTGTTGTAGCGAAGATTACAAAGTAGCAGTCGATGGGTTAACTAAATTGCTTGACAGGGCGATCGAGATGGAAAAACTTGATATTTCTAAGGAAGAAGCAGAAGCTAATCGAGATAACGAACTCGAAAAGACTATGCTTCAGATTGAGGAAGAGAAGAAAACCAGACGATCAAACCTTGGGGCAAACTTGTTATCTGTCGCTGCTGGAGTAGGAACGGCTATTGTAGGTACGTTAATAACACTTAAATTCGAAGAAACAGGTTCGGTGTCTACTATAGCAGGTAAGGAATGGACCAGAAAACTTTTTAATAAAGTGAAATGATTCTAAAAGATTAGTGGGTCTTCGGACCCCTTTTCTTTTTCGCTAAAATTATATCTCCTATAATGAGAACATATTAAAACATATTTTTAAGGAGGTAAATATTATGTTTGAAAGACTTAAAGCTTTAAAACACTTAAACAAAATGGACAAAATTTTAAAAGGAAGTTTGACAATTGCCGAGTTAACTAACGATCGAGAATTTGAAATGATGATTAATGAAACTATGGTAACAAACTATTTAATGAAAAAATCTGTTTTGAAAAGCAGAAAAAAAGCAAAACAATACAACCGATCATATGAAAAAATGTTTGAGAAATAATTCTCAGCGGATTGAGCTTCGGCTCTTTCCTTTCGCGTAAAAAACAACTTCTTTAATGAGAACATATTTAAAAAGTTTTTTATAAAAGGAGGAACTATTATGATTTTATTCACATTATTAGTATTAACAGCAATTTTAGCATTCGTAAGTATTGCAATATTGGGGGCTATTTTAGGCTCGGCAATTATTGTGATATTTGGTGACTTATTTGTATTTATATTCTTACTAGTGATGATAGTCAAGCACTTCAAGAATAAAAAAAAACGTAACAAATAATTCTCAGCGGATTGAGCTTCGGCTCTTTCCTTTCGCGTAAAAAACATACATTATAATGAAACCATACACATATTTTAAAGGGGGTATATTATGATAGCAGACAAAATGGTAACCAAATTAAATGCGAGAGAGGAAGAGATCGAAGAAAAATACTTTGATGACGAAATTAGCGAAACTAAATATATATTTAGTGGCGGTTTTGTTCAGGGTATGTTGGAAGGATTTTTGGACGGTTGCGTTATTGTTGGCGGTACAATTATTGTTGCTACATTAGGTACAGCATTATATGACAGTTTCAAAAAGGGGGGTAAATAATATGAATTTATTTATTAGCGTATTAGCTGGTTTGACAATATTTTTAATATTAAATAAAATTAGCGACTAACTAATAAATGGAGGACATTAATTTGTCCTCTTCTTTTTCTCGCGAAAATTACATGTACTATAATGAGAGAGAAGAGCTTGTATAAAGCTATTTGAATTATTATAATTCATACTTTTCTCTTTAACTTTTAATTTTATATTTAAGGAGGTAACCACATGTTTAAGAAATTTGATTTAACGAAACTTATCGTTCCAGTATTACTGGCAGGTGCTGCATTTGTCGATGCATATTTAGAAGGTCGTAGAGAAGACAAAATGGACGATCTTATTGAGCGTCTTGACAAATTAGAAAATAAGGAGGATAAATAATGAGAATTAAGAGTTTACTTAAAGTAGTTAAGACATTTAGTGTAAAACACCAGGCTGAGATCTTAACTGGTTTTGGTATTGCCGGTATGATCGCTTCTACAGTATGGGCAGTAAAAGCTACACCAAAAGCTGAGGAAGCTATTAAAGAGGCCAAAATTGAAAAATCAGGTGGCGACGATCATCCAGTTAAATTAACTCCAGTTGAAACAGTCAAAGCAACATGGAAATATTATATTCCGTCAGCCATGCTCACAGTTTCTTCTGTAGCATGTATTATTGGAGGACAGAACGTACACATCAAACGTAATGCAGCATTAGCAGCAGCGTATAAGTTATCTGAAAATACTTTAGCGGATTACAAAGACGCTATTGTTGAAACTATTGGCGAAGATAAAGCTAAAGAAGTTACAGAAAAAGTAGCTAAAAGGCAGATCGAAAGGGTTCCAGCCAATGATAGTAATCAAGTTATTGTTGCAGGCGATCCGGATGGTGTATGGATATTTGAACCGTACTGCAATCGGTATTTTAAATGTCAGGTCGACAAGATTAAGAAATCTATTAATGACTTAAATTACCGAATGATCTGCGGTCAGGAGGATTCAATAACGCTTAAAGAGCTATATATTGAGATTGGTATTCCTGGTGATACACAGTACGTTCCGAACGTAGGATGGAGCTTGTACCAGGAAGGAATAATCGACTATGATTTGGTTCCGATAGTAATGGAAAATGGTAATCCATGTTTAATGCTGGATTACAAAAATAGACCTCAGATGAGCCCGGATTATTTTTAATTCGCGCAAATTACAGGTACTTTAATGAGAACATATAAAAGTTTTTAATTATGAAAGGAGAAACTATTATGACTACTAAGAAAGAAGTTAAGAACGAAAACATCAACAATGAGGTTAAAGAAGAGGAAATCGTTGACGTAGAGGAAGAAACTTTGGATGAAGAAGTGGAAGTAAAAGAATCAAAGCTTAGAAAAGGAATTAACTGGATCAAAGCTCACAAAACTGAAATTGCTTTAGGAGCAGTGGCAGTTGTTGGAGGTATGGTAGGTTATGCACTTGGAAACGCTAAAGAGGATGATACCGTAACTATCAAATCTGGAGAAGATTACGTTAAAATTACGGACAAATCTGAAGAGCCAGTAATCGATGTTAACGTAACTTCAGAAGAGCAGGTTTCTGAAGAATAATCAAAACATATTCTCAAAGGGAGCATCCTTTACAGGGTGTTCTCCTTTTATTCTTGGCTTAGGAGGTATAACTGATGTTTAAAAGAATATTCAAATGCGTAGTAAAAATTATTAAACATATTTATGAGGAGGTAAAAGATATGGCTAATCAGATTAGGGAGGACAAAAAAGAGGTTGTTAATACCGTAGTTGAAACAGCAGGAAAAACTATTGAAACTGTATCTAACAACAAAAAAGAACTTCTTTTAAGTGCTGGACACGGATGTAAAGAAGTTATTTTAAGTGCTGGACACGGATGTAAAGAAATGATTGAAAAAGTATTTGGTAATCCTTATAATCGAAAACAAGTAAGTGTTGTTGGATTATTTTTGTTTACCGGATTAATGCTATCGGCATATGTCAAAGCACCTAAGGAGGTGTAAACATGCATAGATATTTATATGAAGGCCCGGTTAAGGAATTCGATCAGATTATCAATCCTAAATGGAGAGGTATGACAATTGCAGCAACGGAAAAGAAAGCGAAAAGTAATCTTTCATACCAGTTCAAACTCGAAGCACATAAAACAGTATGTAGTAAAATTACATTGCCTGGTAAGTTAGAAATTATAGATTAGGAGGTAAAATAATGGCAGACATCAAATCGAATTCTCGTAAATATAAAGCCGAACAGGCAACGAAAGAAAAGAAAAATCCAGTAGTAAAAAATAAAGTAAGAAGAAAGCAGAAATCCGGCTTTTCAAAATTTAAAGAAGGTCTTATAACAGATAATATTCCTAACTTAAAGGATTATATCATCTTTGATTTAGCAATCCCGTATCTTATGAATACGTTGGGCGATATTCTTAACGATACTATCGACACAGTATTCCATAAAGGTTCGAGACGTAACTCAAGGAGAGTGAATACAGAAGCAAGTTATAACTCGTATGGAACAATATACAGACGAACTCCAGGCATATCTAATACACCAGCATATGCTCCATCAAGACGAGTTGGTTATACATTCGATGACATCGTAATCGCTACGTCACAGGAAGCCGAAGACGTATTACAGCAAATGGTCGATACCATCGGCAAATATGGAACTGTAACGGTCAACGATTATTATGAATTTGTTGGCGAAGTTGGAAATCCATGTGACGTAAATTATGGATGGAATTCATTAAGAACTGCGGATATCGTTAGAGTTCGTGACGGCTATATTATTAAATTACCAAAACCAAAACCAATTGAATATTAAGGAGGATTATTATGAATAAAGCAGCATTATTATTAAAAGGAAGAAGATTAGCAGCCAAGGGCGGGTTATTATTAAGAAAACACTCACATGAGATTCTTACTTATGGAGGAATCGTTGGTGGTATTGGAGCAGCTGTATTGGCATGTAAAGCTACTTTAAAATTAGAAGATACATTAGACGAAGGGAAAGATAACATCAATTACGTGAAAGAATCTTTCGAAAATGTTGATGAGCCGACTAAAGAAGAGAAAAAAGAACTTAGTATCGCATATGGTCAGGTTACATTAGACGTTGTTAAATTATATTTACCGGCGGTTACCTTGGGCGTTGCTTCTGTAGCATCTATTTTAGCTGGTCATAATATTATCAGTAAGAGAAGTGCAGCATATGCTGCTGCATATACTTCAGTAAATGATGCTTTTAAAGGTTATAGAGAAAGAGTAGCAGCTAAATACGGTGAAGAAGTCGAGCAGGATATTTACCTTGATAGACATGGCGAGGAAATAGTTACTGAAAATGAGGACGGGTCAACAGACACGACAACTATTCAAACGTCTAGTCCGAACTATTCACCATTTTCTGTATTTTTCGATTCCACTTCGTCTGAATGGAAAAACGATCCAGAAGCGAACAAATACTTTCTTATGCAGCAAGAAAACTGGTGTACTGAAAAATTAAAAAGAAATGGATTCTTAACTCTTAATGAGGTTTACGAATGTCTTGATCTTCCAAAGACAACTGCGGGTATGGTAGCAGGTTGGATTTATGATGAAGACCATCCGGTAGGCGATAATAAGGTACTCTTCAATCTTGATGATGGAACAAGCGAGGCTACACGAAGATTTATGAATGGTCTCGAACCAATCGTGTTGCTGGATTTCAATATCGATGGAGATATTTACAAACTTATGGACTGAACAGCTGGACTCGACACGATCGGGTCTGGCAACTACTATAGAGATAGTTTAAATTATTATATTAAGGAGGTATAACTATGATGAACAACAAAATTAAATTATTATTAACATTCGCAGGTGGAGCTGTAGCAGGAGCAACGGCTATGTATTTATATTTTAAGTCTCAGTTTGAAATGGTTGAAGATGAATCAGAAGAAGAACTTTATACAGAGAATAAAGAAAAAGAGGAATCCGTAAAGCAGGTAGATCCAGACTCAAAAGAAGTCAACGAACTGGTAAACGAGTATAACGATCTTATAAAAAAACATGGTTACAAACCGTTAGAGCCAATAGCTGAAGCTAAAATGAAAGAAAAAGCTGAGGAAGACGGTCTCGAACAGTTCTGCCATATTGACGGTATTGAGATTATATCTCCTGACGAGTTTGAAATTGATGAAAACTATGAGCTTGAAACTCTTTTCTATTTAAGAGATGGCATAGTAATCGACGGTGAAGATCATATTATTGATGATCCAACATCTATGGTTGGTGATGCTCCACATTACTTCGGTATGAATCCAGGCGATGAGGATACAGTTTATATTCGTAACGACGAGAAAATGATGAAATATGAATTATTGCGAGAGGATCGTACATCTGAAGAGTATTTTGAAGAAACTTTCCCAAGACATTATCAGCAGTATAGCGAATAGGAGGATGATATTTAATGGAACAACCTAAGATCGAAGAAATTAAATCTGAATATTTCGAGTGGCTTTATAAAAAAAGTATGGGCGCTGCTATATTCGGTGTTCAGTATTATAAACTTTTCACATTACTTCACTCTATTGAGTTTAAAGCAGTGATGAAAGAAGATGAAGCCAGAGCAAATGATGGTATATCTCTTCGTGCAGCATATGCATACGACACTGGACAGGATTATTCTACTATATCTGATTATCTTGATGGACCATGTTCTGTGCATGAGATGATGCTGGCTTTAGCTATCAAAGAAGAAGATATTATGAATGATCCTAGAAAGGGTGATAGAACTAAGCAGTGGCTCTGGATGCAAATCGGATCAATGGGAATTGGTGGAAATCCAGATTACCTTGAGGAAAAATTCCCGGAGGGTGAAATTCGGAAAAAAGTTTCAAGAATGATTAATCGGGAATATTCTCCAGATGGCGATGGAGGGTTGTTTAAGTTCTATAATCCACCAGAAGAAGATCTTACTAAAATTGACATCTGGAAACAAATGTGTTGGTATCTTAACACTTTATGTTGAAAGGGGGTAACCATTATGCTTAAAAACTTATTCAAACGTATTTGGAAAGGAGTTAAGAATATGGCTGAAAAAGTAATAGAAACAGTAAAAAAAGCTGCTGATATTAAAGCTGAAAAAGAATTAGCTGAGGTTACATTTAAAGAAAAAGTATATGATGATATTCGTATGGATATTCATAGATTCTTTGAATATTCTGGCAGTTCAAAACATCTTGGTAAAATACTAATATTATTTGGTGCCGCTTTATATTTATATGGAATATCAGTAGACGAAGAACGCGGTAAAAGATTAACAAAACTCGATATTTAAGGAGGTAGCAAGATGTAATGCTAGATTTTGTAAAAGTCAGTACAAAGGTAAAGAATCGTACGACTGAAGTATATCCTAAATTTATGGTTAGAAAAACTTCAGATCTTATGATTCGTGGAGGTGATTTTTACGCGGTTTGGAATGAGGATGCGGGCTTATGGTCTACTGACGAACAAGATCTTATAGATTTGGTAGATAAGGACATTGACCAATTTCTAGATGAGCATAAGTCGCTTGCTTCTAGTGATATTTCGTACATGTGGGACGCCTCATGTGGAAGTATCGACTCCTGGCATAAGTATTGTCAGAAACAGACAAGAGATAATTATCATGCTTTAGACGAAACATTGATATTTTCAAATAGCCCTACCAAGAAAGAACAATATGCAAGTAAACGATTGCCTTATCCTTTGGAAGAGGGAGACTACTCGGCTTGGGATAAGTTGATAGGAACTTTATATTCTGAAGATGAACGTCACAAAATTGAATGGGCAATAGGAGCAATAGTTTGTGGAGCTTCTAAGACCTTACAGAAATTTATGGTATTGTACGGTAGCGCAGGAACCGGAAAATCTACAATTATCAATGTTATACAGAAATTGTTTGATGGATATTATTGTGTGTTCGAAGCAAAGGCATTAGGCTCGAGTAATAATGCTTTTGCTCTGGAAGCTTTTAAAACTAATCCTTTAGTGGCGATTGAACATGATAGTGATTTATCTAGAATCGAAGACAACACTAGGTTAAACAGTTTAGTATCTCACGAGTATATGACGGTAAACGAAAAGTTCAAATCGACATATACTAATAAATTCAATGCATTCTTAATTATAGGAACGAATAAACCTGTAAAAATCACAGATGGTAAATCCGGATTGTTAAGACGTTTAATAGACGTAAAACCATCTGGAAATAAACTCAATTACACAGAATACAAAGATTGTGTTAATAAAATTGATTTTGAATTAGGTGCTATAGCATATCATTGTCAATCAGTATATTTGTCGGATCCGGAATATTATGACAATTATATACCTTATGCTATGATGAGCGCCACCAATGACTTTTTCAATTTTATTATTGATTCATATTCTGTGTTTAAAAGAGCTGATGAAGTCAGTCTTAAAGTGGCATACGAAATGTATAAACAATATACAGATGATGCTAATGTTCCATATCCGTACCCGTTACGAACGTTTAAAGAGGAACTTAAGAATTATTTCAGAGAGTTTGATGAACGAATCGATGGCGATTCAAGGATTAAGAACATTTATAGAGGCTTTAAGACTGATATTTTCGAAAAAGAAGAAAGGAAGGAAAAACATGAACAATCTCAAAGAGAAACTGAATGGCTCGAATTCAGAGACGACATCGAATCAGTATTCGACAGGGTTGCAGAAGACTGGCCAGCACAATACAGTTCTGAATCAGGAACTCCACGAAGAAGCTGGGACAGAGTCACAAGAACTCTCTCCGATCTCGATTCACGAAAACTTCATTATGTCAAGATTCCAGAAAGTCAGGTAGCTAACATAGTTATTGATTTCGACCTTAAAGATGAGTCTGGAAATAAAAGTTTTGAGAAAAATTTAGAAGCAGCAAATAAATGGCCGCCTACTTATGCTGAATTAAGTAAATCAGAAGCAGGAATCCATTTGCATTATATTTACACGGGAGACGTATCTCAATTATCAAGAATCTATGACGAGGATATCGAGGTAAAAGTATTCACTGGCAATAGTTCGCTTCGTAGAAAACTTACGAAGTGCAACGATCTACCAATAAACCCGATATCTTCGGGGTTACCCTTAAAGGAGGTAAAAAAAATGGTAGATATGGAAGTTGTTCAAACAGCAAAGGGACTGCGAACAACGATCAAACAGTGTTTGAATAAGGAGCATCACGGAGCGACAACACCAGAAGTATGTTTCATTAAGAAAATCTTAGACGAAGCATATGAATCCGGCTTAACTTATGACTTGTCTGATATGAAAGGAGCTGTAATAGCTTTTGCAAACGGAAGTACTAACCAATCGGCTAAATGTCTTAAAATGGTACAAGAAATACATTTTAAATCTGATGATATTTCATTACCAACGGCAATAGATGAAAGCGATAAACCTATTGTCGTTTACGATGTCGAGGTATTTCCTAATTTATTTGTCTTAAACTGGATGTATCGTCATGGTAACACAGTTGTACGAATGATAAACCCAACCCCAGCACAAATTGAAGAATGGACAGTTAACTATCGTATTGCCGGTTTCAACTGTCGAAGATACGATAACCACATCATATGGGCAAGAATGTTAGGATTTACGAATGAACAACTGTATAACTTATCGCAGCGAATCATTTCTGGAGATAGAAACGCATTCTTTGGTCCAGCGTATAACCTGTCGTACACTGATATTTATGACTTTGCATCTGCAGGCAATAAGAAATCTCTTAAAAAGCTTGAGATTGAAATGGGTATTCATCATCAAGAGTTAGGATTACCTTGGGATCAACCGGTACCTGAAGAATTATGGACTAAAGTCGCAGAATATTGTGATAACGATGTAATAGCGACAGATAAAGCTTGGGATTATCTTGATGCGGATTGGTCTGCACGTCTAATCTTGGCAGATTTGGCTGAGTTATCTGAAAACGCGACTACGAATGCTCTTACAACTAAGATTATATTTGAGGGTGATAAAGAGCCTCAGAAGCAATTTAATTATCGTGACTTATCTAAACCAGTATTAGATATGGACGAAGAAACATATAATTTCTTAGCTAATGCGTGTCCTAAAATGATGGAAAAAACGCATGGTGAAGCAGGTTCATATTTACCATATTTCCCGGGTTATAAATATGAATACGGTAAATCAACATATAAAGACGTTGAAGTCGGTGAAGGCGGTCGAGTATTTGCTCAGCCAGGTATGTATGGCAATGTGGCGTTGTTGGATATTGCGTCAATGCATCCACATTCAACAATTGCTGAGTGCCTGTTTGGTGTTAAATACACAACAGCATATCGTGATATTGTTGAGGGTCGTGTAAGTATTAAGCACGAGGAATGGGATGAAGTGAACAACATGCTTAATGGAAAGTTAACGAAACATATCCAAAAGGTTAAAGACGGTGAGATGACATCAAAAGCTCTCGCTAACGCATTGAAGACTGCAATCAATTCAGTATACGGCTTAACTGCTGCTGGATTCGATAATCCGTTTAGAGATTCTCGTAATAAAGATAATATTGTAGCTAAACGTGGAGCGTTATTCATGGTAGATCTTCAGGAAGAAGTCGAGAAACGTGGCTTTAAAGTTGCACATATCAAGACCGATTCAATCAAGATTCCAGATGCAACTACGGATATTATTAATTTCGTTATGGAATTTGGAGAAAGGTATGGCTATACTTTTGAACATGAGGCTACATACGATAGAATGTGTCTCGTAAATGATGCTGTTTATATTGCTAAATACAAGGATCCAGATGAATGCATGGCTATGTATGGATACGTTCCAGACGATAACAAAAAGCATAAGGACGATCCTTGGACAGCCACTGGCAAACAGTTTGCAGTTCCATATGTATTTAAAACCTTGTTTAGTAAGGAGAAGGTAGAATTTAGTGATTTATGTGAAACTTTTTCAGTGTCCAAGGGTGATTTATATTTGGACATCAACGAAACGCTCCCGGATGTTACGGAATTTGAAAAAGAGTTAAATAAGCTGGAAACAAAGTATAGAAAAGGTCAACTGTCAGATACAACATTTGAACCTGAATACAACAGATTAAAAGAAGAGATTAGTAAAGGACACAACTTGATATTTGTCGGACGAGTTGGTCAATTTACTCCTATCTTACCTGGTAATAATGCTGGTGTATTATATCGTGTAAATGAGGGTAAGAATTATGCTGCATCCGGTTCAACTGGATTCAGATGGTTAGAGTCTGAGAAAGTTAAAGAACTTGGTAAAGAAGATTTGATTGATTATGGTTTCTATAATAAATTAGTTGACGATGCTGTTGAAGTTATAAGTAAGCATTGTGATTTTGAATGGTTTACTTCAGATGAGCCGTATATTCCCCCGGAGCCGACACCGGGGTTTATGCATATTCCAGATTGGGCTCCAGAACCTGAAATCCCATTTTATTAAGGAGGTATAACTATGAACGTTTGTATTTTAGCTAGTTTAGAACAAGACAGAGATAATATTCAGCGCTTAGCGCATGCCTATATGCAAAAAGGATATTTCGTAATTTACCCGTTTCCTAAACCAGATGTTCCTAGACAGATCATATTTCTTGACTATTTGCGAAACATCGATAAGGCTGACAAAATCGCTGTGCTTACAAAATCTGATGGAACTATCGGAGACGGAGTAGCATACGAGATGGCATTTGCTGAATATTTAGTAAAACCGATTACAATATTTCAACCAAACGAAAATGGTGGTTTCACAAAAGTTGAATGAATCTAACTCGCGTAAAATACATATTCTATAATGAGAGAGAACACTCGATATGTTTCGAGTATAGCGCTATAAAATGCAGCTTGTTCTCTTTTAACTTTTCATTTTATATTTTTAAAGGAGGTAAATATTATGCAACGAACAAAATATGCATCGAGTCTTACTATGTCTTGGGAACAATTTGAACGACACACGGGATATGCAAATTTAGACGTTCAAAAATGTTTAACATTTGCACAACATATTGCTGATCACACAAAAGAGAAATTTAAAAAACGAGGATGGATATGTATGAACGAATCCAGAATCGATTTTGGATTTCCGCCGGTTATTGATTATTGTTCTAAGATATACTTACGTGCGTTCGGTAATGAACCAGTTGAAGTAGAACTTGCGCCAAATGGTATAGGCATTGTTATAACTATGAGGAATTATATTGACCTTTGTGATGGACCAATCAAATAAAGAAAGGAATTAAAGATTATGAGAATTACATTTGCACCTAGAGACATTTTACAGATTGACGAAGCTAGAATTGTTTACCGTAACTTCAGCGGAGCTCCTTCAAAATTTAACAGAGAAGGAGATAGAAACTTTGCACTAATCATCCCGAACGGCATGCTGATCGTTGTCGATAGAGGCACCGATCCAGCAACTGGTGAACCAATCGAAGAAGAAATTCTGCTTGAGGACTATTTAACAGAGCTTGGCTGGAACGTTAAAATTAAACCGCCGAGAGACGAGGATGACGACCCATTTATATTCTTACCAGTTAAGGTTAAATTCAACGGTCGTGGACCGGTTATTTGGTTAGTGTCAGGAAGAAATAGAACTAAATTAGATGAGGATACTGTCGGATTATTAGACGATTGCGATATTCTTGATGTTTCTCTTGACATTAGACCTTATGATTACGATTTCAGCGGGCATCATGGACGTGCAGCATATCTTCAGTCTATGTCTGTAACTCAAAATATTGATCGCTTCACAGCTAAATTTGCTGCTGAAGAATCACCTGAAGAATAGGAGGTTTGATACATGAGTAATATGTTGGATTGGGCAAAAAGAGAAGTTGAGATTGCCTGCAAGAAAGAAAACCCAAATAGAAAAGAATTAGAATTCGACTATGGATGCGCCTGCTATGAGAGTGCTTTAAAAGCTTTTGAAAGCTTATGTGATGACGGTCATTCTGGTTTCAGTATTAAAATGACTCAGGCTATATTGAATCGTCTTTTAGATGGAAAACCGTTAACGCCTATCGAAGATACTGATGATGTTTGGGATAAATGCATACGTGGTAAAGGTTGTCCAGAAACATACCAGTGCAAACGAATGAGCTCGTTATTTAAAAATGTCTATACTGATGGAACCGTTAAATACGATGATGTTAATCGTTCGTATTGTGTTGATATTAACAATCGAAATTGCACCTATTCTTCTGGACTGGTTAGAAAAATCATCGATGAAATGTTTCCTATAACAATGCCGTATACACCTTGTGAAGAATCAATCAAAGTTTACTGCGAAGATTTTTTAACTTATAAAAAGAACGGCGATTTTGATACAGTTGGTGTGTTCTATGCATTAGCAACTACTGATGGAAAGCAACAGAAAATTGATATCAATAGATTCTTCCGAGAGCCAAAAAGCGACGAAAAAAGTAGCTGGATTGAAATATCCAAAGATGAGTATTACGAACGAAAAGAAGGAGGCGAATAAAAAAAAATGAGTTATGCTAGATGCTGTGATAGATGTGGTAATTTCTTTAACGTAGGTTATTATGGTGGTAGTCCATATGTTTCAATTGGTGAAAAAGTAAATAATGGAACAAATCTAAACAAGAAAGAGCTTATGGATTTATGTCCTGCATGTATGACTGAATTAGAAGGCTGGCTCCATATTTATGACGATGAGGAGGAATCAAATGATGACGAAGGATAATATTTCAGCTACATCGTTAATTGTATCGTTATCTTTTTCACCAAGTAAAAAAGATGCAATTCTTATTGTTGGTAAAAAAGAACCTGGCAAAGATGTTGAAGTTGTTAATGCTTTTGAGGGTGACAATGCGTTCGCCCTCTATGAACTTTTGACTCAGCCAATTAATGAGGAGGTAAAACAATGAAAACTTTTTGGGCGCGTAGACCACAGGTTGTTGAAGTTGTTATGTTTGACGGAAAGAATTTTGATGAGATTAGGGATTTTTGCGCAGACTGGATATCTAGTGAAACAACCGAGGAGAACCCTTCATTAAAAATCAGAGTTATGGACCCAATACTTTATACGGAATATATCAGAGAAGTGCAGCCAGGAATGTATATTGCTAAGACTGATAGAAACCCGAAATGGCCGTTTCAGGTTATGGATATTATTACTTTAAATACCAGGTATGCACCAATAGCCAGGGGTAAAGCTTCTGAAATTGAATGTAATTTCTATAAAGGACTTCTTGATACATCTAGAATCCGCGATTAACTCGCGAATTTTACACCTCCTTTAATGAGAAAATACACTTATTTAAAGGAGGAAAAAACTATGTATAAACATGATGAAAAACAGGAAAACTTAACTAAAATGGAACAAATTAAAAGCAATATTATAATTGGTTTATTTATTCTAATTAGTTGTTTTGCGTGGATTGGATTAGACATATTCATGACAATTTTAGACAAAATGTAAAATCTCAAAAGCTAGAGTCTTTGATTAGGCTCTTCCTTTTCTTTTAAGGAGGTATATTTATGAAAGTAGTAAATAACTGTTGCACAGATTGTCTACACAGGCCAGTATGTAAATTTTTCGATCAAATGTCTAATTTGGATGATACTATTAGACATATTACTGAGTATCCTGATTACTTTAATGTCACAATAGACTGTGCATATATGACAATCCTGGTTAAAATTCCTAATGGAAAACACGATAAGAAATAATGGCAAGAGCAGTACGAAGACCAGAGTTCTTAAGACCCGAACAACAAACTGCCGTAAATAATATGCGAAATGGATGTATATTAAACGGCGGTGTTGGGTCAGGTAAATCAAGAACCGGGTTATACTATTATTTTAAAGAAAATGGTGGTTCTATGATTCCGTCATATATACCGATGAAACAACATCCTCAAGATCTTTATATTATTACAACAGCGAAAAAGAGGGACTCAAAAGAATGGGATGCTGAATTATCACCTTATATTTTATCGACAGATCCTGATCTTAATATGTTTTATGGAAACACTGTTGTGGTGGATTCATGGAACAACATAAAGAAATATGTTGACGTTGAAAACTCGTTCTTTATATTTGATGAAGATAGGGTAACCGGATCTGGGGCTTGGGTTAAAGCATTCTATAAAATAGCTAAGAAAAACAATTGGATAATACTATCAGCAACGCCCGGTGATACATGGATGGATTATATCCCAGTATTTGTAGCTAATGGATTCTTTAAGAATAAGACCGAATTCTTAAGTGAACATGTTGTGTTTAGTCATTTTACCAATTGGCCCCAGGTTGAAAAATACTTAGGAACTAAACGATTGGAAAGACTCAGAGATAAAATCTTAATCGACATGCCAGTAGAACGACTAACAAGAAGACACGATATTGACATTCTTTGTAATTACGATAAAGCTAAATATTGGACGGCCATGAAAACTAGGTGGGACCCATACAAAGATGAGCCTATTGAAATGGCAGCCGGATTATGTAGCGTTTTACGAAGAATCGTTAATGAGGATCAATCTCGAGTAGTGGCACTTATGGATATCCTTGAGAAAGTTCCAAAAGCTATCATATTTTATAACTTTGATTATGAACGAGAGATACTACTCCATTTATTCAGCGATATAGATTATGTAGGCTATGAAGTTGCAGAATGGAGTGGTCATGCTCATATGGAAATACCAGAAACCGAACGATGGGTTTACTTGGTGCAGTATACTGCCGGTTGTGAGGGGTGGAACTGTATAAAAACAGACACTATTATATTTTACTCACAAAATTACAGCTACAAAGTACTGGAACAGGCTAAGGGAAGAATCGATAGGATCAATACACGTTATATAGATTTATATTATTACCATCTTAAATCTGTGGCACCTATTGATCGAGCAATTAGGGAATCTATTAATAAAAAAAAGAAGTTTAATGAAAGGAGTTTTGCGAAATGGGAGAACACGAAACAAGATCAGAGTTAGAAGTGAGAAGTATCATGACTGAGGCATGTTTAAAACATCACATTATGCCATCTGAAATAACACTAGACTTAATGTGTCTAGCATACACTATTGGATGCGAAGATACTATCAATTGGGCTCGCGATCAACTTGCTGAAATAGTTGAAATGGCTGGGAGGATACAAAAATGAAAGAACACACAAAAAGATCGGGATTAGAAGCAATGAATATTTGCCTTAATATTTGTGGTGAACATTTCATAAATAGCCATGAATTTGTTACACATAACGATATGGTTGTGGATTTAATGGTTGCAGCATATAATCAGGGACAACTCGACGCTATGGATTACGTACACCGTACAATGAATGAAATGACTAGGAGGTATAAAAATGATCAAGACTTGTGAAAATTGTTTTGGCTGGGATAATGGCGAAGGTTGCCGAGTATTGACTGGAAAATTACCAGTGTATCCTGGCGCATGTCGATTCTGGAAGCATACGGACGATGTCGACAGAGACAAAATAGAACATGATATCTTAGCGTATGCTGGTCTTAGGACAAAAGGAGGTGATTAAAATGAAGCATATTAGTATATCAGATTTTTGTAAGACTTGCGAGGCTCGGTATGAGAGCGGAAAACGTTGTGAAAATTGTTTAGACACCTATGTCAATCTTTATAGTTCTTATCCGATTAATTATAAAGCCAAAGATTGGGGAGATAGAAAATATAAGAACGATTATTTAAGGGGGTAAAAGAGATGACTACAAAACCATCATTGTCATATGAGACTGTAGATGCAATGGCCATGGATATATTAAAGAAGTATAAGCTTGAAGATCTTGAATTATGCGGATATAGTAAAGTATATGATGCTATATTTGAAGCTGTAGAAACAGGATTCGACAAAGCAGTTAAACGATACTTGGAGAATACAAGTAAAATGTTTGAGGAGTGATTTATATGGTGTTACAATATAATCGTTTTAGTATATTTCCAAAGATGTGCGATTGCTGTAAGCGATATATCTGGTTCGAGCCTTATAGACGAGCTGATGTATACGAGCATATATTAGGAATATTCATAGAAAAAAATATTTGTAAAAGGTGTTTACCAGGATATTTGCCTAGCTTAAAAAGAAAGAAGTGTGATGTTTATGACTTGTCCGGTATGTGGAGGAGATACTAGGATTATAGATAGTCAAAACAAAGACGATCATAAAAAGAGAAGACGTATATGCCAGGAATGCGGATATAAGTTTAATACGATAGAAATCGATATGGATTTATATTCAAAAATAGCATATACAACACCATGGAGGTAAAACTATGATAGAACTAACAATTGAAAATCCAGAAGAGGTATTAGCAGCACTTGAATATTTACGCAACTTTTCTAGTTTAATAGGTGGAACTGGAATAGAATATTTAAATGATATAGATCAGATGGAGTTCATTAAGCATTTAAATGTTTTAGAAGATGCATTAATATTTTAGGAGGTAGAACCATGAGTAAAGAAATGAAAAATGAAGTAGTCAGAATTAAAGAAAAATCTAAAAAGATTACTAAGCAGGATATTATTAAAGCAGCAGAGATTTTAGCAGCGGGTGTATTATCTGGAATATTTGGATACAAAGTTGGCAAGCTTGCTAAAAACGTTGAAGTATTAACAGCAGCCAATAAAGCACTTGGACGAGAAGTAAATGTTCTTAATGCCGCGGCTAGTGAAGGTCTTTATGAAGAAGCTATTGCTACTGTTACAAGAAAGATTAACTATCTTAGAGATAGGGTCTCTTATTGTAGTGAACAATTAGTAGATACACCTAATGACTTGCAGACAAAGAAAGCTTTAGAATCATATTCAGAAAGGCTTACTATATTAACAGAGAGACGAAAATCTTTCCGGGAAGCTCAGAAACTTTATGAAATTTCAGAAAAATAATACGCGAAAAAAGCATGTTCTTTAATGAGAGAATGATATTTAAAAAGACCACATTTGTTGCGGATTGACGCAAGTGAAATATGAGGTAGATTCGGTGTGGAGTATACAGACTTTGTTGCGGATTGACGCAAGTGAAATATGAGGTAGATTCGGGTATTGGTATACATCATTCTTTTCATTTTACTTTTAACTTATCATTATATTTTTAGGAGGTAGAACTATGATGAAAAAAATAGTAGCAATCATGATGACAATGGTAACTCTATTAACAGCAACACCTGTAAATGCAGCATCAACCAAGAAAACCGATAATGCTCCAGACAAGTATACTCAGTATATTAGAGACTATACTGAAAAGAACTTGGCTAATGTTGGATATACAGCACTCGGTGGTTTCAGAGCTGATATGTATGGGAACGGTTGGGTTAAACTTACACCTGTAACAAAGACTGGTAAGTATATTGATCCTTCAGATGAGGAATTATTAAAAAATTATGTTGTATCAAAACAGGATGTAAAACCAAACACTGAACTTAAGTATTCTTATTATGTAGATCCAACAACGAATGAAGAATCAACCATAGTAACTAAACAGACTATCAGTGAGATTTTACTTTATGTAAAGAAAGTAGATTACAAGAAAGACTTTGGTGACCCTGTTGAAATTAAATTACCAAAAGCTGCAGATGCTACTACCTGGTATATTCGTAATTATGTTGGTAGAAACTTAAACAATTGCGGGTATAATGCTATAGCTGGAGACAGACGAGAAGCTTATGGCGATGCTACAGTTATTTTAGAGTTGATTTCAGACGACGGAACATTTATTGATATTAAAGATGAGGAATCTTTAAAGGAATATGTGGTAACTGAACAGTCTGTAGAACCAAATACAAAACTTACGTTTGATGTTGGTGAATACGATATTGTATCAAACCAGAGTGTTCAGACAATGGAATTGCATGTTAAGAAAAGATAGGAGGATATTATGAAGATTAAATTATTTCAGGGAGTAAACGTAGACTCGTTAGAGAAAGAGGTAAATGCTTTCTTGATTGAGAAAGATATTGTGGATGTTCGTTGGAGCACTAAAGCGGTTAAAACATCGTATGACAAAAATGAATATACACTTATAAACTCAGTAATGATTATGTACAAATAATCTGGCAGCTTAAGAGGGCTTGATAATTCGGGTCCTCTACATATTTTAAGGAGGCTAAATACTATGAGAAAGGTTAAAGAAAAAGATATTAGAGTAGAGAATTGGTGTGGATATGACATTCGTTTTGTTAACATTAAAGGCAACTGGTATGCTGTGTTAAAAGATTTGTGTGATGCTTTAGGGTTGAGACCAGCTAAGGTAAATGAACGATTAAGTCCAGATATGTTAGAAAAAGTAGTTGTTCCGACATCTGATATACCTTCAAAGTATAATAGATCTGAGGTCCCTTCAAAGGACGTCACATCTGACCACCTTTCAAAGGGGGTTACATCCAATCGAGCACGAAAATCCCAGCAAATGTTAGTAGTAAGTGAAGAAGGCATTTACGAAACATTATTTGCCAGTCGTAAACTCGAAGCACGTAAATTTAGAAGATGGACTTTTAAGACACTTAAACGATTAAGGAGCGATGTTGGTCTTAAGGGTTGGGAAGTCTTAAAAATGACTGACCGTGAAGTTCAGGACGAGATTGATTTTATTCTGGATAGTTTATATTGGGATCCAGAGAAAAAATGCGTTATGCAGTCAGTAACCATTCAGGGAGGAGACGTAGAACAAAGATTTTATTCTAGATAAGGTGGTGATTATTATGATGAATTATCAGTTACTTACAGAATATTTTAATAGTTTTAAAGACTTCATAGAAGACGACTTTATGCAGAACCAGGTAAAAATCGTAGAAACATATAAGATTAATTAGGAGGTAAAATTATGTTTAATTATGAGAAAGCTAAAGAAATGTTAGATCTTGCAAAAAAATTAGGACCAGAATATGAAGCATTAGTAAAATGGAATATGAATTCAGTATATGGAGTCGATTCCGATAATGCGTCTATGCGTAAACGAGAAATGCGTTTTGTTTGTTTACCTAGAAACTCGGGACGATATGCTTGGAAAACTGACGGACTTCCATACATGGAGAGCCAGGAGATTATACACGATCTTGAAAACGATATCAAATGTCATATACGAAATGTGTATGGCATTAAGAATCCTAAAGTAACAGTCAACGATAATAAAGAAGTAACTATTGATGTGCATGAGGGTGATTATTATATTACTAAGGTAATCTTTAACGATCCAGCTACTATTGTGTTCTGGAGTGATGGAACTAAAACAGTTGTAAAATGCTGTGAAGATGATACTTTTGATAAAGAAAAGGGATTGGCTATGGCAGTATTGAAAAAAATATCTGGGAATGACAGCAAAGCATTTCATAGAGGCTTAAGACAGTGGATTAAACCTGAGCCTGAACTAGCTTTAGACTTTGACTCCATAATCAGACTTTTTACTAGCTGAGAAAAAATCGTAAACTGTGCGATTAATGATATCGTCACTCATAACCGGTTAAGAGAACAAATGTCGTCAAAGGAGGAAAAAACATGCCGTCCAGAGAATACAGAGAAGTAAATTTTTGTAAATATTGTCCAAAATGTAGATATTGGGACATTGAGGATATTATGGATCCTTGTAATGAATGCTTAGGAGTACCGTGTAACAAAAATTCGGAAAAGCCAGTTTATTATGAACCAGATGAGGAGGTAAAATGATGATTAAAATTGAAGATTGTATTTTCGCATCACCAGAACAGATGGAATTTGTTATTATGGGTATGAGAAATCCTATGAACTCATGGGATAAGAGCGATAGCGGAGTCTGCTTTAAAACTTTGGCATGTCATAGTTGCCATGAAAACAGAAACAACTGCAAAAAAAATATAGATTCTGGCAGCTTTATTTTAGGTGAAAACGATAAATCTCTCATGCGGCGTTTATCTAAAGCTGGACCGGAACATAGAAAGTATCTCAGAATGCTTCCAGTTTGGTGCAACATTACAGCACCTTTATATTGGTGGAAAGAATTTGATACGTATAAACTTGGTACTGTTTCAAACTCTTGCAGTACTATGCATAAAATTGCCGAGAAAGAGTTTACACTGGATGATTTCTCTACAGATCATTTATTGTGCGGCAGTATGCTTGACGATGTACCGAATAATGACAGTAAATGGGTGAGGTTTAACGGTGGCGATTGTTTGAGGAATACTATTGGTATGTTAAACAAAGCTAGAGAATTGTATTTACGGACAAAAGATAAACGATTCTGGTGGCAGATGATTCAGCTGCTTCCGAGTAGCTACAATCAGAAAAGAAGTATTTTCATGAACGGCGAAGTACTTCTCAATATTTACAATCAGAGATGGGGTCATAAACTTGATGAATGGCGAGAGGTTTGCTTCTTTATTGAAGAATGTCCTTATTGGGATTTCATCGAACCCGGTGTATTTAAGAAAGTTAAAGGGGCGTGATATTTATGATAGCTGGTGTATTATTGTTAGTAGTGTTACTTATAGGCTCTTTTTGCTGGGTTATACTATGAGGTATCTGACGATGAAGGGGATAGTATCTTTTAATTAGTATATTATTTACGACAGAAAGAAGGTGATAAAATGATTAGTTTATACTTAAGTCATCATGGAATAAAAGGTCAGAAGTGGGGTATCAGACG